TATATCTTAGGATATCTACGTAATAGACCAGGTTCCTTATCTATCTTTGATCCTGCAGTAGATTCCTGTCCTTCACCAAGATCTTGGATGAGAGTTGATACCTTACTTAAGATGGGTTTACCTTATAAACTAAGGAATGAGGCTATTAAAGGTCAGGTAGGAGAAGCTACTCGTGCTGATTTCTTAGGGTATCTTAAGGTAGCTGATAGTATGCCTGATCCTCAAGAAGTATTAGAGGGTAAGTGTACTACTATTCCTACAGAATCTGTAGTTATGTATGCTCTTTGTGCTGCCTTAGCTAACCTAGTATCAGGTAGGACTTCTAAAAACTTTATAGAGTATCTTAGCTCACTACCTAATAAGGAGTTTGCTGCCTTCACTATACGGGATGCACTACAAAGAAATCCTAAGTTAAAGTCTGATAAGCATATTACCTCCTGGTTTATGTCTGAGGGTAAAGCCTTATTGCTTTAATAAAAAACCTAGGGGGACCTACGGGTCCTCCTTATTCACCCTTATTATAGAGGAATAAGAATGGAAAGTAAACTTTATGAGCGTCTTATTAGTGACTTCATTGAAGAAGGAACTACAGAAGAAACCTTATTTACTGGGCTTAGCTCTGAGTTAGGTGAGGTTATGAGTGAAAGGGTTAATGAAACAAGGAAGAAAGTAAACTGTACTACAGAGATTCTTGATGAGTTATCTGATGTACTATGGTATATCTCTGCTATAGCTAAGACAAGAGGGTCTAGTCTAGGTGAGCTTATGATACACAACTACTATAAGCTTGAGAAGAGAAAGATTAATGGAAAGGAAGTTAAATCATGATACCTAGTAGAGCAATTAAAGTTTATAAAACAGTAGCATCCAGAGAAGAATTTGTTACCACTGTATTTAATGGCTATGATGCTACAAGAATATTAGATCGTATAGCCTACAGTAAGGAGGCCCAGTTATCTACTGTAACGTTTAAGTCTGTTACAGATAAGGTATTACAGAAGGTATCTATCACTACACCTGATAACCGAGGATCTAAGTATAGATCATATCATAAAGTAAGGAGTTATTCTAATGGCTAAACTGTATGACTTAGAACCAATGATACTGGACTGTTGGCGTGTATGTAATGACCTTGAGACAGTGTTCAAACAGATAGGTGACGGTGAACGTGAGCCTACACATGATGAAATGATGAACACCTTAATGGGTATGCAGCAGCTATACGAGTGGAAGTTTGAGCAGTTGTTTAACAAGTATGAGGATGTATTAAAAGCAGGACAGAATAAACATGAGTGACTATATGCGGATTGCTAGACTGGAGGTAAGAATCATGAGCATTTGTGGTGAGATAGAGAATATACAGAAAGAAATAAAAGAACTGAATAAAAGATTAGAAGAACTACAGAAAGTTAATACCGATAAACTCTGTGTTAGTTGTGGTGGTCCTGCAAGTAAAGACTTCTGTGAGTTCTGTTTAAAAGAGGAGTAACATGATAAGCAGAGATGATATAGAAGCATTTGAGGATATGGTGATGAGCGAAAATACAGATAAAAATTTAAAGATGTAGATCAAGACCCTGAACGTATGCTTGAGTACAAAGAAAGGTTAAGACTAAGTCTTGTACTGGAAGAGTATTATAAGTTAAAAGCTAAGTACCCTATGATGGGGCAAGGAGCTCTTATGTATATGGCTTCCAGTAATATCGCCGATAAAGAGGAAAGTGATTGAAACCACAAGAGCTTATAGAAATAACACTTGATACTATATTAGCCGAAGACACTTACGCTAGTATACACTTATCTAGTGATCCACCAGAGGAGGAAACAGAATGGGCTAGACAGTTAATTATCTCACGCATAGAGCAGTTAGATCTTGTACCAACAGAAGAAGAACTCTATGCACTAATGAAACTAAGAATGAAGGTGTAGTATCATGGATGCTCAACTGAAAGTAAGCAGGGCTATAATTAAGCTGGTAAGTAACCATGCTTTCTATGGTTCTTGTGCACTAAGACTTAACGTACATGAAGATGAAGGCACTAACACTATGGCTACAGATGGTAGGTCTATCTTTTGGGGTAGAGAGTTTGTAGATAAGTGTAGTGAAGAAGAAGTAATAGGTGTACTAGCCCACGAAGTATTGCATGTTGTATTGATGCATCATCTTCGTGCAGGAGATAGATCACCTCAGAAGTGGAACATTGCTACTGACTACTCTATAAATGTTACACTAAAAGATGATGGCTTTGTATTACCTTCAGATGCTTTGTTTGATAGCGAACATCGTAATAAAAATGGTGAGAAGATATATGATGAAATAAAAGATCAGTATCATGAAGACCCTCAGTGGGGTTACGTAATGTCTCTCACTGATGATCAAGGTAATCCTCTTAGTGGTGATGAGAAGGAAAAAGCTATAGATGATGTTAAAGAAATGATAGCATCTGCTGCCGAAGCTGCTAAGAAAGCAGGACAAGACTTGCATGGTAACATTCAGGAACTAGTAAAGAATGTAGGTACACCACAAGTTAATTGGAAAGCCTACCTACGTACATATCTTGTAAGCAAAAGACCTGAAGATTACTCTTGGGCCAGACCTAATCGTAAGATTCTTTCTGCATTAGACTTGTATACACCCAGCATGATCTCTCATTCTGTAGGTTCAATTGCAGTAGTGCTTGACACCTCTGCCTCTGTATCCCGTAAAGAAAGAGAAACTTTTCTTGCAGAGCTACAGTCTATCAACGAAAGTTTAAAGCCTGAAAGCATTAATGTTATTTGTGTTGACACAGAAGTAGCCCAGTGTTACTCCTTCACTCCTTATGATGACATTAGTGAGTTAAAGTTAAAGGGCGGAGGAGGTACTGACATGTCTCCTGGTTTCAAGTATGTAGAAGAATGCTTACCTGAAACAGAAACCTTACTATGCTTTTCTGACTGCGAGTTCTTTAACTCGTGGCCTGAAGAACCAGCCGTACCTGTTGTATGGCTATCCACAGGTAGTACTAATAACCCTTATGGTACACTTGTATCTGTAACTGTCTAAGAAAGGACAATCAAAATGTTTAAAGATTATTCAATGTTTGCAGAAGTAAATGCTAAGAATAACACAATAAATAAACAAGCTTATCTTCATGGAGAGCTTGTAGGCCATCTTAGTATGCTACACAGTAATCTTAATCTAACTAATATAGAAGAAGCATATGCTAACTGTACCAAGGAGGTTAACTCTACCTTTACCCATAACAGACAAGTTATACCGCTTAAAACTGAGCTTGGTTGTTTACGTAACTCAAGTAAATACTACTATAACTATCATGCCAAACATTATTCTGCTTCAGTAGGTATTGACATGTGTGGAGATGTTTTACCTGACTTACGAAATCTAAACAACAGAATCATTAACAAGGTAATGTTAGAAATAGTTAAGAAGGAGGTGTTCATTGACTACCTGCTTAATGACACAGAAGAGAAGAGGATGGCTTCTAAAATACAAGATACTGTTATCAAAGCAAATCATGTACTGAGAGTTAAGCTTGCTAATGCAGACTTGTATCATCTTAGATACACCAATGCTTATGATGAAGAGAGTAGCCCTGGATTTGTACATCAAGTTATAAGTCAATCTGATAATGCTATAAAAACAAAACCTGAAATAGGTATTGATAAAGATTGGTGTGATAAGGTGTTTGATAATAACCTTATGTTACTTGAGTTCGAAGGAGCAAGAGCATTCACAATATCAGCAGATGTTAAGTCAACTGATCAGGATAAAACCTTATACAACGTAAAGGTACTACAAATAACTGGTACTCGTGATGAAAAGAATAAAGCACATGGTTACTTTTATACTAGGAACTATTCAGTAGACGAGGCTATACGTAACCTGTTTAAAGTAAAAGATTTAGTGCTATCAATGTCAGCAGACAAAACACATTGGGCACTGGGTACAGATGAAGTAAAAGCAGAGAGGACAATGAGACGCAGACAAAAGATGTCAATGATGAAACAACTAAATCTATAGTCCATTATTAAAAGGGACTGATATTTTTCATTCTAAACTAAGGATACACTATGACTCGTGAGAAAATACTAGAGCAACTGATGCATGCTAAGACAAGCTTTGAAACTAAATTCTTGCTTGACGAGCTATCAGATCTTGATAAAGAAAATATCAAGGAGTTTAATAAGAAACGAAAGGAACCTGTATTCCACGGTAAGTTTACTGACATGGATAATGATGAGCAAGATCAAGTAATTAATCCTGCTCACTATAAAGTAATTCCACCCGGTAATTACCCGGATGGCTTAGAGTATATGGATCTCATGTCCTATATTCTATCACACCACACAGGTGTTACATCTCATATCCTCGGTCAAGTGTTTAAGTATAGCACTCGTCTGGGTAAGAAAGATGCTAAGTTACAAGATGCCAAGAAGATACAATGGTATGCTAACTATCTTGTCAAGGTAATTGAGCAAGAAAATGAATCTTAAAGTGATATCACTACATCACTACAAAGACTTCCCGGTTTACTGGGAGGTCTTAGAAGACCAAACAACTATAATGTCCTCAGAGTTGTTTGATCTAAATATAAATCATGAGGTCAATGAAGAAAATGTATCAGAAGTAATCAACCAGCTTATAGTAGAGCTATACTCTGATATAATCACAATCCATTAACATAAGGAAGATATATAATGGCTAATCAAGTAATCGTAGTACGTGACGTAACATTCAACTGGCCTAAACTGGTTGATAAACATTCACCTTTCGGTACACTCCAGTGGGATGTACAGGTGGTTACAAATAACGATGCAACTAAGGCACAGCTGGAGTCTGCTGGTGTCAAGATGAAGAAAGGAGATAACGGTTATTACGCTAATATTAAACGTAAAGCAGTTAAAGCTAATGGTGAACCACAAGAGCCTCCTAAAGTTGTTGATACTGATAAAGAAGAAATGGCTCCAAGTAAAATTAAGGGCATGGGTAATGGCTCTAAAGGTCATATCAAGCTATTCTCCTATGACTGGGAAATGGCAGGTAAGAAAGGCGTATCAGCTATGCTGGTTGCCATGCAAATCACTGACTACGTTAGTTATGACGGTGCTGGGGAAGACTTCTAATGCCATCTAAACTAATTAAGGTTGATACCAGGAATGGTCCAGCATGGATCCTTCCTGAGTACAACACTCAATACTATGTAACTCAGTTAGCTCAGATACTTTGGGCTAACCGTTTCGTTAGAGTCCCTAAGAAAGAAGGTAAATAAAATGAGTGACTATGTATATACTGCTGGAGCTATGGAACATGTTAGTACTTCTGACATGATGGACTGGCGAGAGTATGTTGATCAAGCTCTACAAGAGTTTGATATCAAGTGTCTACATCCTACACGAAGAATACCTTTGCATCTATCAGATGACTATGATGATGCAGATATATCTACATATAACAAGCTCAAGCGTATTGAAGCCCAAGATATGTTAGATATAAAGAACTCTAAAGTAATCTTAGCTGATCTCAGAGATAGTATGCCCGGAAAGAAGTGGGGTACTGTTATGGAGGTAGCTAAGGCTAAAGAATGGGGTAAAGTTATTATTGTCTTGGTAGATCCAGGTCAATTTAAACACCCCTTTATTTACACCTATGCAACAGAGGTACACTATGATCTACAAGAAGCAGTCGAAGCAGTGCTAGATTACTACGATGGATCTGAGTAGTCTATTAAAACAAATAAAGTCATACAAGCTATACGATAACCAAGGTCATTGGAAAACACAAGACCCGCTAGATATCACTGGCTTGCATGGCTTTGTTTACCTCATACATAATATTCTGGATGACCGATATTATGTAGGTAAGAAAAACTTTCTGCATGGTGGAAAGAAAAATTACGTTAGGAAAGGAGTTAAAACACCTAACTATAGGTATGGTACTGAAACTAACTGGAAGAACTATACCGGCTCTTCTGCCGAACTTAATCTCGATCTGAGTAAGCACGGTAAAGATAACTTCTCCTTCACTATAATAATGATATACAACACTCGTGGTGGTTTATCTTATGGTGAAGCTAATATTCAACACAAACTAGATGTGTTGACTATGAGGGATTCAAATGACAAGCCTAAATTCTATAACGGAAACATCGCAGGAATCAAATACATCCCCAAAGAAATCGGACGATCCGCATGATCATTCAGATCATTGGATTATACCTCTAATAAAAGAGAGAAAAAGAAATGAAGAAACTGACAGTGAAAGAAGTAAAGATCATTCGTAAGCTTGCACGTGAAACAATGCTACGTCAACATTACATTGGCTCATGCTATAATATCAGCCAAGCAATGGTCTCTTATATCAAGAACAATCGTCGTCATCAAGGAGTACAGTAATATGTTTGAAACAATTTTTATTTTTATGGTAGGATTTAGCGTCCTAGTAGGTGTCACAGAAGGAATTGTAGTACCTACAGTAGAAAAAACAGTTGAGGTTACAACAGAAGTAATCGAGACTACAATTGATTACATTAAACCAGAAGAAAATACTGGAGAGTAATCTATAAAAACAAACTATCCTTAGCTCAACTGGATAGAGCAACTGCCTTCTAAGCAGTAGGTTACAGGTTCGAGTCCTGTAGGGTAGGCCAACAATCGAAGGAAACACTATGACAATATATGCGTGGGACATCGAAGCGAACGGCTTCCAAGATGTAGCGGACACAATATGGGTTTCAGTAATGCGTAACTTACACACTAAAGAGCTACATATCTTTAGTGATCATGATGATCAGTATCCTAATGTATCTGAATCATTTAAATTATTCGAGAAGGCCACCGGAATTATAGCGCATAATGGTATGCGTTATGACCGTGTGGTCTTCGAGAAGGTAACGGGTTATGCTATCGATCGTAATAAAATTATCGATACAGTAATCTATTCTCGTCTTAACGACTTCCATCGTAAGAGGACAGGACGTAGACACAGCCTTAAGGCGCTTGCCAAACAGGCTGGTCAAGAACAAAAGATGGACTATGACGGAGGGTTTGATAACTACTCTGATGAAATGGTTCAGTACTGTATAGCAGATGTTGATGCTAACATTGCTGTATACGATATGCTTATGCAAGAATATGATAAGATTATAGTTACTAATCCTAACTATAATGATGCCATTAATATCGAACATCAAATGGCCTATTGGTCTAGTGAACAGATTAAGAATGGCTGGCGTATCAATGAAGAACTACTTAATACTACTGTAAACAAAATAAAAGGTGAAATGAATGAGATCGAAGAAAGAGTTGAACCACAACTTGGTAGCCTCACAATCACAATCGATAAAGAACCCAAGACCGCTAAGTACAAGAAGAACGGAGAATACACCGCTGTTTCTGCAAGGCTCTTGGGCGACTATTTTGGGCGCTATATTGATGTGTCTGATTCTCTTAGCAGTGATCCCCCAATAAAACCAGGAGAGGAGTTTCAGCGTAAAGAAACTATTGAGGCCAGACTAGGTAATCAAGAACATCTCAAGGAGTTTCTTTATACTCTTGGGTGGGAACCTACTCAGTGGAACTGGAAAAAGATTCACAATGAGTTTGTAAAGGTTAGTCCTAAGTTAACTACAGATAGCTTGACTAAGCTAGGTAGTATTGGTATTGATATCGATCGTTACTTTACACTACGTGCTCGTCATAGTATTCTTATGGGTTG